CAAAGTTATCAACAGCAATTTGCATGTCCATTGATTGGGCGTATACAAAAGTATTAGCTAATAAAATTAAAATAGTATTACCGAAGGTGGTATCAGGACCACCAGTATTTCGAGTCGGTCTAGCGCGACGGTCTATGACCATTTTAAAAAATCTGATCATTTTAGAAGTAGGACGAGTAACGAGTTTTGAACTAAATGTCTCAGCCAAAAGGGAGATGAGAATTTTAGGCATTCCTAAGAATTTTAACAATAGCAACTCAATATCGAGAGGACCACGTGATTGAGTACTATCAAAGGCTGATGCATCGCCTTCGATGAATGTTATGCGGCCGTTTATTCGAGTTATAATTAAAGTATCATCACCGGCCGCGGCAATATTAAATAAATCAGCATTCTCCAATGCTTGATTAAACCATTTAGAAATTGTTTCAATGGTTTGCCCAGGGGCGTAAAACCATCGACATTTAAGACCTGAGTAAGTAAAAATATCAGAGTCCCATGTAAATAACTTGTGTTTCAAATATTCAGCAACTTCATTTAAGAAAGGACCAAGCATGACTTGTATAGATACGTCAACTGCTTGAATAATCCGAGGTTTAAATGGCATGAATTTGCCAACTGTTGTCACATCACGCTTTACTAACAGCTCATCAAATTTAATTTTACAAGAACAATGAGTTCGTTTATACTTTGAAATATAATATGAATTATTTTTGAGTTGCTGGTAAGTGGCTTGATACATTCTTTTCTTAGAACCAGAAAAGTGTGAGACAAATCGGTCAAATTCTATTTGAAAATTGTATGGATCATATATAATTGGGCAAGTGAACAGACTAGTGACAGTGTTAACTAAGGAACTCATTTCATTACTAGTCCAAGCATCATATTGTGCACTAGCTGACAGGGGGGCAGCAGTCATCAATCGAGTTCGATTCACGGCGTACATATTGACAAAAGAATTGTTTGGTACGCCCATACTTGTCATTATAGGACATATAGCAGTCCAATGTTTATTTGGTGGACAATAAATTTTTGGTAGGTTATTAGAAACAATTTTCAAATAAGGACACAAAGTTAATTCATTCTCATCAAAATAACTATCCATACTTACACAGTTATTTTCAGTGTAATTAAATGGTTCAACGCTAGAGGTAGTTACAATCGGGACAATTGGGTTTAGTTGTTGTTGATTAACAAAAAATTCATGAACATTGGCAGTCTTTGGTAATGTTAGTATAATGCGTGCAAAATGACAATATGCATTATAGATAGCATGAATCCTTACACGGGACCAATAACCATCCGTGCCAGGCCAAAAATGAATTGTTAGTACGTGCATTATAAAAGGTAATACACGACTATGCCATGGTTCGCCAATAACGCAACAACGATAATAGAACTCCGCGATAGCAAAAGTAATTCCCAAATAATTATTACACTTAAGTATTTCCTCTTCAACTGGAGCAACTAGAACTGATTGAATCATTTCACAGTCATCATGATCAAATGTGTACATTCTACGTCGTGGTAATGCTGCAATATACAAAGCAACACTGGCAAGTGTTTGTAAATATGGTAACAAGTAATTTAGATCAACAGACGTGGACATAGTACTAAGACCAGTAACTGCTACTTCGTAAAGATTATAGTTGGGTAGCGAATACTTAATTTTAGGAACTAAAATAGTGGAAGGAATGGGTATACTATTAATGTATTGTTGGAAGTGGGCATGAAGCGGTATTGTGTGGTACGAACCAATTGAAAGATCAACCAAGTTATTTTTGGTATCAACAACATGAGCTGTATTAGTAAAAGTAAACGAAGGTAAAAAGGACCAAAGGATGGTTCTTCCATGTGTAGTCATTGTTAAATAACACACTGTAATAATCAAAAGGGGATGATTAGAGTGTAATAACCCAGAGCAAATATTGGCGATAACATTTGAAATACTCTTAAAACAAGTACTTAAAAATGTTGTGCAATATGGGATTTTATTAAACAACTCGGCATAGTTAAATGACAACCAATTGCTACTTTTGGTAATAGCAAACTGATTATCAGCTATACATTGTGCTGCAGTATCAATTATCAAGTTCTCAAAATCAGAAATCGATAATATTTCATGGTATGATAAGATCTCCGGGGCTAAATGTGACAATAGAGCATTGCGAATCACACCACCTGGTTCTGTTACTGTTTTACCCATAAGATATTCACGCGCTTTCATGGCAACTTTGTTAGAAATAAAGCGTCGGTGCGTCGGAAGTATGGGGGTAAAATAGTTAAAATAAGGTGGACTGTTCACAGCTGTATTAAGAACAGGAGTATCTTCATAGATATCTACTGGCAGTCGTAAAGAAACAGTATCAATAACGTTAGTTGTTGTCTGATATACAACTAAACAATGTGTGGAAATAGATTTTTTAACATACCAAGAAACAGCACTACCTTGTCCATCATCAAATGAGCTGTGTTGACATAACTCTTCAATAACTGAACATGGATCACTATATGATGTACGGGTGTCATAAAATGAGGCGTAATTATCATCAATTTTTATAAAATAACCATCTTCTAATAGGCCAGCATCACCTGATAGACAATGTATCGTGCGTATAGCTTTGGCGACTTTGTAGGTATGCATGAATCTATTTAGGAACGCACCATTCAAAACAGGTGGGAGGTTCATAGACTCAGAAAGCAAAGCGTCAATACGACTACAATCATTGATCAACAAAATATCAATTGTTGATGGTAATTGATCAGGTCTCTCAATCAGAAAGGTGGAAGGGTAGGGTTCTGCTAAAGCAATATCTGAACCAACTACTATAGGGCGATAATTATACCACTGTATAAAAGGTAGTAAATCTTGATTATTGTTAAAGAATTTTTTAACTGTTTTAATAGAGCCGTATAAATCTACAACTACAATGGGAGGTCGAACGTCAGGAATTGATGAAACCAATTCCAAAAAGGATTGTTGGACTAAAAACTCACGAATAACATGAGAAACTTGGTGAGTACCTAGGTTTATGTGTGCGTCTACTGAATTTGGCACACCGAGCTTACTAATACGCTCGCTAAGACCGGGACTAGTGGGTATTCTAGCGGACCAACCGTTAAAGGCTGTTTTTGCAACAGTCAGCAATTCTTCATAGCTAGGGTTGGATTGAGGAACTAATGTTGGAACAATAGGTTGAGAACCAGGGTTAGGTTGAGGAACATTTGCATTAGTTGTACTTACAGGAGCTGGAGGAGGGTCAGGATACATATCCTGTACCAAATCCCCGGGAGCGAGTAAAGTACTGGTAGCTTGTACGGGAACTGGTTGTGTTTTTGCATCTTGGCAAATCACGCCCGGAGCAGGTATCAAAGCTACATCTATTTTAACAGGTGAAATACTCGGTGGTGCAGCCATAAGAGGAGGAAGAGCAGTTAACGCACCTAAAGGTTTTGGCATTTCTTTTGGCATTTCTTTTGCCTTTGAAGCGCCTTTGTTTTGCTGGGCACGCCTGTTTTTACGGTTGGGTATCTTATCCAAAAGATCTTGGCCGGCTGGTGTAGAATGCAATATATCTAAAATTTGCAAAACCCTAGGATCGAAACGAGGTCTGTTTCGTCCTTGATTATTATTGTTCTTATAAGACCTATTTCTAGGCCCTGACGCGGCAAACATACCCGTTTGCGGCGCTAGCATTAGTTTTATCTTTTGCAAGATATTAGCAAAGTAGTCAATAATGTGAATTTGTTTATCATCATAAGGCACTTGTATTATTGGTTGTGACTTTACAATGTAAC